ACAGCACCGACTGGTCGGTCGCGAGGATCTGCGAGACAACCACGAACCGCGTCGCGCCCTCGGGCCCCATGTCCTCGTGGACGTTGTCGGGCACGAGCGCCAGCAGCGCGGTGTCGGCGCCCAGCTTCGCGATCAGCGCGTTGGCGATGGCGGAGGAATCAGGCCGCGACACCGGTCACCAGGAGCCCTTCCCGCTCGAGCATGTTGGCCAAGTTCCGATACATCCGCCCGCGATGCCGGATGGCCGCGGGCACGAAGATGTGCCCCGGCGGCATCGGGCTGGGATTGCCGCTGCGGCTGCGGCGCGTCTGCGAGCCGTTCTCAAACAGCCACGCATGCTTCGCGACGTTCTTCACCTGATAGATCACGCCGAAGCGGCCGCCCGCCGGCTGCAGCTTCCGCAGGCCGCGCGCCAGGTTGCCCGTGCGCTTGGGATACGTGGCCTCGACATCCGCCATGAAGGCGTCGGCCGCCGCGTTCACAATCACGCCCGCCTCGCCGGCCAGGTGCTCGGGCAGGTTGCGGAGCTGGGCCACGAGCTCGTCGAAGCCCGTCCAGAGCACGGTGGCCATCAGGCGACGACCTCGGCGCAGATGACCTCGAGCGTCCGGTGGCGTTCGTCCACGTCCCGGACTTGCGCCACGTGGAACACACGGCTCTCGAACAGCAGGCGCGCCTCCGTCGTCACGCCGGCGTGATACCGGCCGCGGATCTGGTGCGTCGCCGTCCCGATCACCGTCCCCGCCATCGCGGTGTCGACGGCCGCGACGGGCGCGATGCTCACGGCCCAGTCGGGCGGGGCGCTGTCGACCCAGGTCTTCGTGAAGCCGCCGTCGCCATCCGGGACGGACGGCCCGGGCGTCTGCACGGTCACGCGGTGCCGGTAGGTACCGGTCGCCATCAGGCCACCACCGCGTCGTGATAGGGCCGCAGCAGCTCGCGGATCAGCCCGCTCGGGCCGCCCTCGCCCTCTGGCCGCGGCGGCGCCTCGGTGTCATCGCCCCGAAACCGATCGAGTTCCGCGGTCTGGGCGAGGATGGCCACCACGATGACCGGCGGCACGGTCGCAGGGGTCCATCCCTCGACGCGGGCCTTCGAGGCCGCGGTGACCGAGCACCAGTTCAGGATGTGAGCCTCGGCCTGGTCCGCGAGCGCTTGCAGGTCGAAGTCCTCGGCGCTGCTGGTGATCCGCAACCGCGCCTTGACCTGGTCGAGCGTGACGAAGGTCGCCATTACGCGCCCTTGCCGTCCTTGCCATCGCGCCCGCGCTTGACCTTCAGCGTCCAGGCCTTCGACCCGTCACCCGGCTTGGTGGTCGTCGCCGTCTGACAGTGCCACTCGGAGCCCGCCCACGTGACGCCGTCGCCGGGCTCATAGGCGCGGCCCTCGGTCCAGACGCCGCGATAGATGTCCACAGCGAAGCGCGCGGTGCCGATCTCCGTGACGTGGTCGCCGTGCGCGGCCGTGATCGTGAACGAGCGATCGTCGCGTTGCGTGACCGCGAGCTGCTGCGGGCCGATGCCGTCGGCGCCGTCCCGGCCGGCGGGCCCTGGCGGTCCCGGGACGGGCGCGTGCGCCTCGAGTGTCGCCACCCGTTCCCGCAGCACGCCACTGTCGGCCGCGGCCGCGACCAACTGCGCCACCTGGGCTTCGAGCGCCGTCTGCTGATGCGCTAGAGCGGCATTCGTCCGCGTGACGATCTCCGAGATGACGGGCGCGATCCCCTCGACGATCGCCGCGAGATCAGCCTCGGTCATGCGGCCCTCGTGTCCAGCGCTTTCGCCAGCAGATGGCGGGCCATCGCCGCCACCTGGCCGGGTGGGAGTTCATCAGCCGGCGGCGCGGCCACCGGGGCCGGGGTCGGCTTCGAGAACGGATCATCCGCGTCGCGTTTCGCCAGCGCCTTGAGCGAGAACATTTGCTGCTGCATGTACGGCGTGTCGCCGCCGGTCACCGGGCCGAGGCCGAAGTACTTCTTGCGGGCTTCATCGGGCGACATCCCACCCGACCCGATCGCGTCGCCCGCCGCCTTCGTCTTCGTCAGCGTGTCCATCCAGATGAGATCGTCGATGTCGAACTCGGTGCCGTACTGCGTGCCGCCGACCGGCTCCAGAATCCCGAGCCCCTCGTCGAGGCTCTTCTCGAAGTTCGTCAGCAGCGACTGGATGCACTGCGAGTAGTACTGCTGGAGGAGCGGCTCGACGTTCGCGTACGGCGGCGGGGGGCCGACGCCGATCATGTAGGGCGGCACGTGGTAGCACGAGCAGACCGTCTCGGCCGACCACTTCAGCTGCTCAATCAGCTGCGCGTCGACCGCGTTCATGGTCAGCTGGGTGTACTTGATGTCGGCGGCGATGACGGCGACCTTCCCCGCATTGCCCGGGCCGTTGAACGTCTCCCAGTCCGTCTTCGCCTGGGCGAGCTGCGGCGCCGTCATGCCGGCCGGCACCACCAGCAGGCCGCTGGGGCGCGACCCGTTGGTGAAGAACGTCGTGGCGCTGTTCTGAATCGCGAGGCCCTGCATCGCCGCGAGGCCGCTCGCATAGATCGGCGACACGCCCACGAGGGGATGGAACAGGCAGACCATCGTGTCGTGGATGAGTTCGCTGGCCGGCAGGATCACCGTGTCGGCGATGCCGGTGACCGCCTCGCCCGCGAGGTCGTTGCGGTGCAGCTGGTAGTAGACGCTGCCGTCCGGCGCGACGAGCGGCGTCACGCGGCACGGGTCGAGCACGTAGAGGGCGACGACCACGCCGCGGCCATCGCGTTGCTTCAGGACGTAGGCGTTGCCCCACACCAGCTTCGAGGTGATCCACTGCTCGACGGTTTTCGCGATCGTCTGGTAGCGGTTGGCCTTGCGGAGCACGGGCGAGAAGGCCGGCGAGTCGGCCTCCAGCCAGACGCCGTCCTCGGATCGCTTGACGAGCCGCAGGCAGAGTTTGCCGATGTCCGACGCGATGAGCGTGACGCACGCGAAGACCGCGGAGTACGTCAGGACCGTGTTCTGGTTGACCTCGACGTTCTGCTGCCAGGCCCCGGTGTAGGGCTCGCGGACCGTGGTCGGCCACCAGCCGCCCCCGCTCACACCAGAGAGGGGGGCGGCTGCCGGCGCGAGGGTGCGCGCGAGCGCCGACCGGATCGATGCGATCACGCCCATCGGCGCTACTTCGTGTCGCGACGCGCGGGCGCCTCGAGCGCGGACGGCGCCGGATAGTTCACGGCCGTCAGGTAGTACACCGCGTTGGTGTTGATCCGTTTCCAGTTGACGAATCGCTCGGCACGGAGGCCGACCAGGTTGTGCTGCCAGAGCGAGACCAGCACCGTGGTCGCATCCGCCGGACTCGCCGGCGCCGAATCCATCTGCAGCGAGGCCTCGCGCGAGACATCGATCGTCACGCCGCCATCGTCGGCCATCAACACGTACGACGGCTGCACGCCGATCACGTTCGTGCCCGCGGCCTGGGAGGTGATCACGTTGATCCCTTCGATCGTCCCGCCCGAGGCCGTCATGTCCGGGAAGAGGCGATCGCCCCCCGCATTCCGGCGGAACGCCAGGGCGAGGCCGTTGCCCTCGGACATGATCAGGGCGGCGCCGGCGATCGGGATGGTGTTCGCCGCGAACACCCGCAGGATCGTGAGGACGTCCGCGAGGGGGTCGGCGGTGCCAGCCGCCGTGCCGGCGCCGTTCGTGATCGAGGCCGGGTTGACGCCGGTCACCGCCGCGACCGCGGGGTCAATCAACTGCGCATCGAGGAACTGCGCGATGCCCGCGACCATGTCGGCGCGCACGAGCGCCTCGGCCGAGGGATTCGAGAGGCGCACGAGTTCCTCGGTGAGCACGACGATCCCGGCGACCTTGGTGATCGCGAGTGTTTCGGCCGAGAACGCGAGCTTGGTCAACGGCTTGGGCTTCGCCTCGCCGACCCACCCGTAGGTGCCGCCCGCCGTCTGACTCGGCACCTTGCACATGAACGGCACGTTCCGCCAGTTGGGGATCTTCCCCATGATGGTCGCCGGCCGCAGCAGCTCGATGAAGTCGTTCACGATCGTCTGGTTGACGAGCGGGCTCGCCCAGGTCGCATCCGTGGCGGTCCCTGGCGCCACGGCGGCCTTGAGGTACAGGCTGACCTCGGGCGTCGAATCGGCCCAGCGGCGCGCGTACTCGGCCGCTTCGTAGGTGTTGCCCTTGCACACGAGCATCGCGCACGCGGCGCGGACGAACGCGGTGCCCTTGGGCACATTCGGCTGCACCGTGATCATCGGCATCGCCTTGGTCGTCGTGGTCGTCACGACCGGGACCGCCTTGACGACGTTCAGCCGTTCCATGTCGCGCGCGTCGACCAGCTCGCCGTCGATGGTCTTCACATCGGTCGACAGGGTCGTGAATTCCTCGCGCTCGGTGTCGTCCTTCGAGCGGCCTTCCTCGGCGCACTTGGTTTGAATGGCGTTGAGGCGGGCCACGTGGGCCGCGCGCTTGTTTTCCAGAGCGGCGATTTGTTCGGTGATGGTCATGGCTGGCGCTCCCTTTGTGAGGCGCACGATCGGCTGGGGGTCCCTGTCGCGGGACGGATGGAGGCCAGGCGCGGCCAGGTCGAGCGACTTGATGTTGTGAATCGTCGCGGCGGCGTTCGCCGGAATCGCGACGAGGGAGAGTTCGAGGATCTCGGTTTTCAGAAAGCGCAGCCCGCCGGTCGGGGCGTGCTTCGCGTGCTCGATCGCCCGAAAGCCAATCGAGACGCCGGCGAGGAGCCCGGCCTTGATGGACTCCCACGCCTCGTCGATGCGGTTCTTCAACGTGCCCGGCGTGGTGACCGCTGGCAACGTGGCTTCAAACGCCAGGCCCTCGGCGGTCGGCGCCGTGAACGTGACGGTGCCGACGGGTTGCCGCGTGTCGTGGTACAGCAGCAGCGGGAGCGGATTCTTGAAGGTGATCCCGAGGGGCTCGACCACGTCGCCCATGCGGTCGGGTTCGGGCGTCGAGGCGATCCCGGTGATCGTGCGACGCTCGGCGTCCAGGGCCTTGACGGTCAGGAGGGCGTAGGCGCGATCCATGCGAGGGTCGCGCTTGAGTCTGCGGCTCGGTTACTTTTTCGTTCGCCCGAAAGGCCGGCGTTCGCCGTAATCGTCGCAGAAGGCGTTGACCGCTTCGCGGATGATGCCGGACATGCCGGTGCGATTATCAGTGGCCACGCGCCGGAGTTCGAGACGTTGGGCCGGCGTGACCTTCACATAGATCCGCTCTGAGGCCGTCTCGTCATACAGCGGCGGCCGGCCCGTCGGGCGTTTCGTCACCCGAACACCGCCATCTGATAGCTCGGCGGGGGCGCCACCGGGGTGAGCATCGCCGACAGCGCCTGCAGGATCGCGTCAATCCCATCGATCTTGTTCGGCGACTCGGGCCCGTCCTTCTTCGGCAAGATCGAATCGTCCACGCCGCGCGTCACGACCGCGTTACTCGCCATCCACTTCAGGCACTGGTTCCCGTCGTGCCGAAACCGCGCGTGCTTCACCCGCGCCTCGAGCTCGCGCGCCGGGGGCGTGAACGTCTTCCGATTCTTGTCGAGG